CTAATATGGACATTGACACTCATAATGATACTCATAATGATACTCATAATGATACTCATAATGATACTCATAATGATACTCATAATGATACTCATAATGATACTCATAATGATACTCATAATGAAATAAAGGACAAATTAGATATTAAACATTCAGAACAAGAGACAAATGATAATACAAAACATATTGACTTTATTATTGGAAGAGGTCATAATTATCCAAAAAGTTATATGAATATTCCAATTGATCCAGAATTATCAAAACGTAATCTGATTTATGTTGATCCAAATCCAGAAATGAATGCAGATATTAAACAAATGATGCATGAAATAGATTATTCATTATTTGATATTAAGAAGAACAATATTAAGACAAGATTTATATTTGATTGGTCAAGTTTCTATTGTGGTGGCTTACAACATTTAGAGGAAGTGGCCAAACAGATTGATTATGAATTTGAGGTATTGGTTCCTTTAGAGAAAAATGAAAGTTGTATTTCATCTGAGATCACAACAACATTAAATAAAAATGACAGATTCAGTGTGACAATTATTAATGGAAAATATCCACTATTTGATTGGACTAAATTTTTGACTGGATTGTCTGATCTGATCAATCCTGACAAATATGTATTAATAAGTTACAAATAATAATTAAAATCGGAAATCTTGATCTACATCCATAGCCCATGCAAATTGTGTTTGTTGTGCTTTTGTGAAAAACTTATCAATACCATCCATCAAATTATTTGCCTTCAAGAATGATATTGTTATTCTTGGATCTATATAATTTGTTTTAGATGTACCTGTTGATAATGTTTTGGATTCTGTTTGTAATGTCTTTTTATTTTTGAATAATTTAACCTTCTCTTGTAAATTGGTTATCTTCCTATTTATGGCTGTTGTCTTACTGCCTTTTTCTAATCGTCTTTCTTTCTCCTTTTTGAGTTTACGTAATTTCGATTTGAGTTCTGATATTTTTGTATCAGTTTTTTCAATTTGTGTTGTTGATGATTTGTTAGCTTCTCTCTGATGGTTACATAATCTTGCTACCTTCAGATTTGCCATATCATATTCATGTTTTATTTTTTGTAATTTATCATCTTTGTCATAGTCTTTATATTTTGCTGTAATCTTCCTTAATTCAATTTGCATTAAATAAGATGCATTAAATGTTCTGAACACTTTTGATGTTAATTTCTTCATAAATTTCTTGATATATTTATTAAGTGAATCCGAATTAATTAAATCGAATAAGTCATCATTATTATTCTTCTTTGGGTCTTCATGGAATTCTTTAATATTCCTGTATACCATATCAGGAACTACTACTTTATTGACATATCTAATTGAATCTTTTCCTAAAAAATCTAATTTAATAATATTTCCATCCATTAATGATATATTTTTGATCTTTAATGTTGTCACACCTGCTGTATCTGCCTCATCTTCTTTCTTCTCATTTCCAATACGTAATGCTAATTTATCTATAATGTATAATGCTGTGGCCAATTGTTTCAATTCTCTGTCTGATGAATTCATATTAATCTCATTTTTCTCTCGAATCTTGCCAATCTTCTTTTTGAGAATTCTTGCCTTATCGTATTTATTCTGATCTGATTTCATCTTAAATGATGATTTTCTCCCAAATCTTGCATAATTATATTTTTGAGTTACATTATTTTGCCAACTTGCAATCCATTCTAATGTATTGTCAGAAATAACTTGACCCCATTTTTGTTTATCAACTATATTGTCACTATTATCAGTTATATTGATTTGTGGAACAGGTATGGACATGTCTTTACCGATATTTAATGTCACATCTTTGGGATATATTCTCTTCTTAATTGATCCTGATAAAGGATGTGTCCCTCTTCCTACAAATATTGTCGGCGGTTCTACCAGAAAATTATCTATCATTTGTTTTGATCCATCCACAATGGCATATCTATATTTATCTGTTTCTTCATCTTTCTTCTTTTTCTCTTCATTTCTTTCTTCTTTAGTTTTGTTCTCTCTGATTTGTTTCTTTTTTTCAGATTGACCATCAATATATTTTTTGATATCAGTCATGTCACATTTAGTGAAGTCAGTTATTTTAGCTTTTAGTTCAGGTGATAATAGTTCTTTCCAATCTCTGAAAAAGTTTTTATTGAATCGGTCATTTCTGTATTTATCAAATCTTGATTGGACATAATATGTAATAAACTCTTCTGCTTCTGGATTCAATGTTATTGGCACTTTGCTATCATTATCACCATAAATTATTGGTATTTCATGAGGTTCATATTCAGGATAAAACATAACTCCATTGTGTATTAACGATGTCCATTTTTTTTGTGGTGCACCTCCAAAAAATACCTCCATATCTTTCATATATGAAGGTTTAACATCCATCAGATTCAATAAATCTAAATATTTTGATTTGTTTGATCTATAATAATTTATTGACGATTTAATATCATTATTGTCCATTATATTTGTCTTCCAATATATTATAGTTCATCCAAATTATTATTTTTATTAATCAACAAACTGGCGAGTATATGAGACAATTATTATAACAATTCTGATCAAGTTCCATTATTTGTAATGGTGTTATGATGTAATCTTTTTCAGTTAATTTCTTTTTATTTTTCAGACAGGCAAAATAACAATTTCTTCTTGCTTCATCACAATCTGTTTTGATCGTAAGATTTTCCATTATGCACAAATTATCTGGTTCTTTCAAATATGTTACTAATATTAATATTAATATTAATAATGATACAATAATTATCCACATTTAGTTAATATTTATGTTTGGCAAAATTATTTTGATCTCATGATATAATTATAAACATGACAACTTATTATTATACTAGTCCATCTACATCTACAGCATCAACTGCCTCTGATGGTATTGGCTATCTCTACAATAAAAAAAGTATTGTTGGTATTACTCTAATTAATAGTTTAATTGCCGGTATTTCTGGATCAATTGTCATTAATATGTTTAGTTCAACTGAAAAAAATAAACATGATGATGATATGATTAAATATGGATGTTTACTTATTTTGATATGGATATTACTATTTACAATTATTGGAATGTGTTTTTATTCATATGGATTGAGTATTGATGATGAAGATGAATCCAAAAAAAAGAAGGATACAGGATTTAGTATTGCATTTTGGGGGTCAATACCAATTTACATTGTAACTATATTTGGAGCAATTATTGCAATGAATATCAGATAATTATTAGACAATTTGTTAACAAATTTATGAACAGATTTGTTAACAGAAATATTAGACAGAATAATGTACAGAAATATTAGACAGAATTATGAGACAGAAATATTAGACAGATTAATGTACAGATTATTAGACAGAATTATGTACAGTTTATTAGACAGAATTATGTACAGTTTATTAGACAGAAATATTGGACAGAATTATTAGACAGAATAATGTACAAAATAATGTACAGAAATATTAGACAGAATTATGAGACAGAAATATTAGACAGATTATTAGACAAAATTAGATGAATATTTATAAATATATTTACAACCACTAACAAATTTCTTTTGATGATGAACATATATAAATATCATGCCATTATACAGATTTCCTGGTAGAGTTCAATCAACATTAAACTGTGGACCTAAAGTATGTCCTCCCAATATTGAGATAAAACCATGTCCCAAACCAAAACTTATAGAAATGAATCCATGTCATCCAGTAATATTTGACAGAGCAGTAGTCAGAATTATCACTACTAATAATACTGATACATGTAATAATAATTGTGATTGTGGTAAGAGTGTCAATCTTATTTTGGAGGCTTTTTCAAAATTGATATTGTATCCTGTCAATTTGAAATGTTTTTGCGGTGTTGACTTTAAGGAAGGTGAAATTGTTGCTGTAGAGGCTGAAGATCTTTCAGGAGAATGTAAGATTCCTTCATGTTTATCATCCACTAATGCAATTCCAGTTAAGTTGTCAAAAATATCTCGTGTTTGGAAACAAATAATCAGAAATGCTACAGGTGTCATATCAAAACAAACTGACAAAAATAATGTATCATATTTCATGTTGACCGAAACATATGACCAGACACAAAATGATCCATATTTCACATTAACACAAAATAAACTGAAATTTCCTCCAATAGTTATTAATTATGACATATTTAATTTGCTTGGTGTTTCAGATATGAATGCTACACTGACTAGTTTGATTGGCAAGACAGTAACAGTTCAATATATGGATTATGGCAAAGAAACATCTGATCGTGAAGGATTGCCTATTGTCATTACCAAATTGATATCTTCACAATAAAATATAAAAAATTGATTATTGATCGTCATGAACTAATTATTTAATTTGTATTATTAAATAATTAACATTAATTAATATGGGTAATAAGGAATCGAAAACAAAAATAGCTCCATTGCCAAGTCCTACAATTGCATTACCTAAACCAGGTATGCATGTAGTAATGGCTAATGCATCTAATATTAATAACACAGTGACAAAAATAGAAGATGTTATTTTGGGTAAGAACAATAATTACGTAGCTCTAAAAAATGATAATAATGAAAATAAGACTACAATTGTACACAAATCTGTTTTACAGAATGCAAATCAATATCCAATTAACACTCCAACAAATATCCAAAATAATTCTAAACAAATTAGTGATATGTCAATGTCAAACCCTCAACAATCCCAATCCCTAAGTGTAATTAAAAATGATCCATTTTCATTTTATTTTGACATTCCTACCACAAAAATAGCTACCCAAAATGAAATACAATCTGTTGTCAAATCAGTTCATCAACAAACTAATCCTATTCCAATCAATCAAGTTATTCTGACTAATCAACCTATTCAAGTTATTCCAGTCAGTAAATCTAATCCTACTAATCCAGTCAGTCAACCTAATCCTATTAATCCGGCTAGTCAATCTAATCCTATTAATCCGATCAATCAATCTAATCCTATTAATCCGGCTAGTCAATCTAATCCTATTAATCCGATCAATCAATCTAATCCTATTAATCCGGCTAGTCAATCTAATCCTATTAATCCGGCTAGTCAATCTAATCCTGTTAATCCAGTCAGTCAATCTAATCCTATTAATTCAGTCAGTCAACCTAAGCCTGTTAATCCGGTTAGCCAATCTAATCCTGTTAATCCAATTGACACATATTTTGAGACAATATTAGATATGATTAAACCTATTGGAGGTATTGCAGTCCCTATATCATCATCACCAAAAGAAGAGAAGAAACGAGAGATAAAAAAGCAATATTTGGTGGAAATAGATACACAGATTGAGGATGAACAGAAGGGTATTCATGAAGTTAAATTTATTTTGCCAGAACATGAATTTGTAAGAATGTTTGCAGATCCATCATTAGAAACAAAACTAAATAATATTTATTATTTAGTTGGTTACAAGATGGTATATGTTGTAGATGCATACCGTAAGAGAATACCAGGTGTGATAGCAATTGTCACATTAAAGATTGATGCACATGAAAATACTATTTTGAAATCTGAAAACAATAAATCCAAAACTAAAACAGATCACTATCAATTAGTAAACTTGTCTAATAGATTGGATATGGAAAAATGTTATAATCAAGATGAACAAGCCAATAGTTTAAGATATGCTGGTGGAGATATGATTGCATGGGAACATTCAACAAAATATTGTGCAAAAAAGGTTGAGCCATTAGCCATAACATTTTTAGGAACATTTAGAGATGTTATTAGGGCATGTATTAAATATGACAGTAACATGGCTTTTGCTGAATCTGCATTTACATATGAAGAATTATTAGAACCTGTCATATATGAGGTTGGAAAAAAGAATGTCTCTAATAGAGAACCATATATAGGCAAAGGTGGATGTTTAGATTACTTTCATTTTTTCCTAAGACCTGAATATGCAATTGATTATGGTTTTTGGCAATTTAAATTTGCATCCCAAAAAAATGATGTTAATATGAGTGATGTTGTTATTGCAAAACATTTTAGCACAATGCGTAAAGTTAATTATTCACAATGTAAAGATAATATTAGGCGTAAACGTCAAAATGTCTCTCTAATCAAACAAAATAATGGTTATGTTTCATCACAAGTATTAGCCAATTATGAACGAGAAAAACGGAACAATAATGATGATGCATTTGAAAGAGATCTATTATCTGTTATCTCATCATAATTAAAATTTAACATTTGAAGAAGAAATTCAAAACAACCATTAGACCAAATTTCATTACAAGATAAACTAACCTAATGAACAAAAATACTCTAATATATTTAATTATTGATATGACAAATTGTTTACATTCATTAATATGAAATTTTATTCTATTGTCACACCCACAATTATTATTCTCACACTTACATTCACATTCATCATCCGTATCTGTATCTGAACTCTTTGATTCTTTATCAGATTCGGAACATGATTTATGTTCGGATTTGCAATCATTAGTTGTAGTATTACAATTATTTGTAGTAGTAGGTAAAGTAGTCATTGGTGTTGTAGTGGAAATATGATTGATCGAACATTCTGATTCTGATTTTGAATCATTAAAATCATTAGATTTAGAATCATTAGATTTAGAATCATTAGATTTAGAATCATTAGAAATAAGATCAGAATTATCACTTTCAGAAACATTCTCACTAATTTCGCTATTAATAGAATCATCAAATGAAATTATTTCATCAGAAAATATTTTTTGGACAAAAATGGAATCACAATTATCATAATTCGACAAATCAATATAATTAATTTTGATTTTTTTCCCAAGATTGTTATTCAAATCAATTCCCCAAAATTTTTTATGGTCATTTGGATCTATATTAATTATTGGCCATTTTGAATCGAATAAATAATAATTATATTTTTTATTTAAGACAATATTTCCTGTTTGTATTGTAGTATTTATTTTATTGAATGTTTTAATAATTATTGAATCATTCTTCATATGATAATTCATTCTGACCAATGAAAACATGTCATATATTCCATTAGTGTAATCATTAATATTGCTAATTGGAACTTTCAATAAATATTTCTTACATTCATTACATGTCTTAGTTAGATCTTTGGGTGTATCTGACAAATATGTCATAAAACATTTACAATTAACTGATTTTTTGGCAACAATTCTTATCGTTAAATCTTTCTTACCTATTTTTACAATAATACCCTTTATGACTTTCATAAATAATATAACACCTAAAAATAATATTATGAATGACGATTTTTTATAATATCATTTCAATTTAACATATCACTATCATATCAATAATTAAAATTAATAATTTGATAGCCAATGTTCTTTATTTTATGTATAGTTAATGTATGTGTATAATTATGGATAAAAATATTGACATTATTGTTGCATTAAATACATTGCATATCTATGATGTAATAATGTGTATATTAGTTAAAGATGAAATCATACCAGGATATTTGATAGATAGATCTTCATATTTCAGAATTCTTGACAAACGTGATACAAATAATGACATAATAAAAATAAAACAATTATTTGGTTTATATACAACACAATGGAAATCATACTTAATTGTCTCATTAGATAAGAACATTCTTGATATATATCATAACCAACAAGAATATACAATATATGACTCTATTATTGGACATGTTTCAATTGACGATCTTAAATATTATTATGAGAGACATAAATATCCAATAACCATTTCAAATACATTATTATTGTCAACATTGTCAATAGATGTTAATAATGAGATATATAAATTATTCGAAATGATTGTCCTCAACAAACACTATTCTAAAACAAAAATACTTTATGACTCTATTAAACGTCATATTGAATATATCTTCTCATCAATAGACAAAAATAAATTAATTAGATATATTCCACTTACTCATAATGATGATAATGATGATGACCTATTATTTGAATTTATTCAAGATCAGGATAATAATCTGGAAAATTATAATATTACATTCAAACATGATTTTGTAATTGTTGGTGATATCTCTGAAATAATTGGAAAATATGTATTGTATTGTATGAATGGTTATTCATTAGATAACTATGTTAAAAAAGATCTAGTTCAATTATTAGATCAATATGGATTCAAATTAATCACACTTCTACATGATTACAGAATATTTGATATATTTGATCCAAATAATTACAATATCATTTATGATCTATTATGTATCATCATGAATGAAATAAATATCAATGCAAATAAGAAACAAAAGGATGTGGAATTAACTTACATCAAAGAATATTATGACCTGGATGAAAAACTAATAAGAAATATGAATGAATCATATGATATTGATTTTATTACAAAACCACATTCAATAAATAGAAATATACTTTTCATTATCAATCAATTGAAAAAAAGGAATTGCCATGTTTATCAATTATATGTCAAATTGGCATATGATTATTACATTTCGATTTGATCGAATAATCCGATTGAATAATTTTTTTACTAAAATGATTCAATTACTTTAATAATGTAAACTTATTTAATGTTTTTTAGATTTAGACTTGGATTTAGATTTTTTGGATTTTTTTGACTTGGATTTCTTAGATTTCTTAGACTTGGATTTAGATTTGGATTTGGATTTAGATCTGGCAAGACTCTTAGATCCGGAAATGTAGTCCAACATGAAACCTAATTTATCATTCTTCTTCAAATAGGCTACTAATTCAGTCTTGGTGTGTTCGCTGACTTTAGCATCGGCTTCACCATCTTTGACTGAAAGAGTGTATTTGCCACCGGCACTGGGAGCTTTGACAAGGATTTTGACACTCTTACCATTCTTCTTTTCGAAGAATTTGCAGATCAAAATGTTTTCTGAGTGGGTGACAGATTTTTCAACAACATCGGAAGCACCTTCACCAACTTTTTTGGTTGATTCTTCTCTAGAGTGATATATCAACTTACCTTTAGAGCTTTTGGATTCGCTTTGAGTCTTTGACGATGATTTTTTAGAAGACATTAATTAATTATACTATTATTATAGTTAATTTTTTTGTAATAGACAATTGAAATATTTACATTGACGCAATGATTTACCAATAATACAAAAATATCTTATTTTGAAAAATAATTCTTAGTGATTCGTTATGGCAAATGACAAATGGACAATCTATTTTTTGTCCTAATACATTTCTTATTTTGGAATGGAATACTCCAAATGATAATCCATCATTATCATCAAAATTATTGAGTGCCAATTTAATAATCACATTAATTCTAGATATGTCATCTATTATTAATCTATCTAATTGATCTAATTTTGAATTGGCATTTCTCAAAAATAATAAATAGTCATTCCAATCAGATAATCTTAATTTGTCTGACTGTGATTTAGTAATTTGATGAAACTTGTCCTCAATTGTGATAACAGGATAAACCAACATTATTACCAGAATTATTGCATTATTAAATAATCTGACAATCTTCTCATAAATCACCAAAACTTTCAGAACTGTCAATATATCATATATCACTAATAACATAAGGATCATACATTTTGAAATTATTACTAGAATTACATATATTAATAATATTAAGTAATATATCAAGTCCACACCGACATCAACAAGAATGTCAATAATAAGATTTGTTATCAATCTAAATAACGATTCTATTAATGTCTCGTCTAATAATGTTTTATCTATTAGTCTGTCAAATAATGATATTTCAATTGTGAAGTCTTTTTTAGTCAGATTATCTCCATCATTGGTTATTTGTGAATTATTTTTTTTATTTATATTTGAATTAGTTATTACAATAAATTTTTTGATTACATTGATAGCAGTAATGGCGGTGGAAATTTTATTTATTCCAGATACAAAAGATAAGATTGTGAAAAACACCTTAACTGATATCTATATTAATAGAGTTTGATATTTTTGTATTCAATGCATGATTATTGAAATAAATAATAATCAATTTTTTAATTTGGCCAATTTATAATTTAAATATTAGATAAGACATTAATCACAATTCTAATGACAGACTATTCAAAAGGGAAAAAACGATTTATTGAATCATATGAAGATGCAGAAAATACTGAAAGACCCAAAAAACGTCAAAAAGTAGAATCTAAAGCCCCTGCAGTATATGACGGATATGAGAAATCTATTTTTATGGCGGGTGAAAAAGAGATCCATTTCAATGCTCATGTTGATGGTGACACAATTACTAGAATGAAAAAACTTGTGTCTATTGTTGTTGATGAAAATAAAGATAAATTAGTCCCATTTAATGAAGATGGGACAATTCCAGAAGAACGTAGAAATGATCCAGAATTTAATATCACATATATTGTGAATTCTCCAGGTGGTTCAGTCCATGATATATTAGATTTTGTAGACTATGTTAATTTTTTGAGAAGTAGATTTGCAAATATCAAATTTACATCAGTCATCACTGGAATGGTGGCATCTGCTGGAACAATTATGTGTATTATTGCTGATAAACGTCAAATGACACGTTTTGCATTTGCAATGATTCATGAATTATCTGCAGGAATCCCAAGAACTAATTATACAAGAATTGTGACACATTCTGAATTCATTCAAGAGATCCATAAGGCACTTGTAAAGATCTATCAAGAAAGCCGTAATATTGATATTAATAATACCGAAGAGACCAAAAAATTAGAAGACCTTTTGTTAAGAGAAACATGGATGACTGCTGACCAATACAAAAGTCATGGATTTATAGATGAAATTATTTCTCTTAAAACTACTAACTCTAAAAAAATTTAATTGATTGATTATGATATTAATTTATTTCATTAATATCATTTCATTTATGATATTCAAATTATTTATATGATTTCTATTCGTAAGATCTACCACCACATGATCCATCTATGTTGCCATTAATTATATCATTTTCAGTTATGTTTGTTCCACATGATCCATTGTCTATTGGTTGGCTATTACCACCTTTTTGGATACTTTGATTTTGTAAATGGAATAATATGGATCTTGGATATTTAGTGTAAGTAGGTTTTGTTTTCAGATTATTATAGTCATATTTGATTTGTCTATAGAGTCTGTATAATCTTGTAAATGGCATCCTTTATAATAATAGCCAAAAAATTGAAACTGTTAATGGCATGCAATGACTAACAATTTTTGATTATTATACCTGTCTATTTGCTCTCTTGCAGATAAACAACCTTTCAAATGTCTCAAAATCAACAAATTATCAACCCTGTTTCCTATGCAAATGGATTTGAAAAAGGATTCAATATGGTGTTTGGCCATATCTTCAGGGAAATTCAAAATGGTTCCTTGAATGAATCCACATTGAAGGGCATTCGTGATGGTATTGATTCTGCACTCAAACAGATCTCTTCAATCCCCTCTTCATCATCTTCCTCTTCATCCTCTTCTTCTTCCTCTTCTGTAGAGGAAGAAGTCAAGACTCAGACTCAGATCCAGACCAAGATTACCAAGTCCCGAAAGTTGGAAGAACTGCCTTTGGAAGATTTGGATTGTCCTATTGGTGAGGGCATTGGCTCTATTATTATGGGCAATCCTGTCACTGAAGAAGAACGTTGTGAATGTGAGGATGACGATGATGGCAATGTTTTGGGACAACGTCAAAAATGTCTGGGCGATATCTTCGAACAGGAATCTTATAATTTTGGAGGTCTTGGATCAGGACAACATCTTATCTACACTATCAACACCTCTAGTGGCCCTCTTAACATGACATCACATTCTACAAGTGAAACCCTCAATAAGGTTAATAGAATTCTCAATACATTAAGAAAGCCTGCCGAACATGGTAATGTCCAAGATAGAAAGACTAAGATCGACCCTAAGATCAGAAAGGGGTTTGACATTCCCTTAGAGGATGAAAAGGTTTCAAATATCATCCAAGTAAACAAATCTTTTCTCCACAATATTGGTGTCTGGTTCAGTCAATTTTCTGGTAAGGAAAGACTAAGAGTAGTTCCCTACAAGATCAATATCTATGAAAAAGGTGACTTTTTTACATGCCATACTGACTCACCTGGCAAGGACCTTATTGGAACAATTGTCATTCATATTGCTGGTGATTATGGATGTATGAAGGTAGGTGGTGTGAATGGCCACATTTGGGAAGAATCTGATGGTGAAGTTCTCATGTTCTATACTGATGTCCCTCATGAAGTTCTTCCTGTCCCTTCGTATCGTCAGACATTGACTTTCAAGGTATATTCTACATCAAGTTCTAGTTCTAGTGTTCCTGTTACGACAATTACGAAACTTAGGGAAAGAATTGTAAATCTTGAAAATCATAATCTTGGCATTCTCCTCCAGAGAGGTTATACTTTTGACAACATGAATCCTAATAGTATTTTCAAGAACTTGAAGGGAAATGATCTAACACTCTATCAATCCCTCCTCCAACTCTACCCTTCTGGCAAGTTTATCATTCGTGCTGTCCCTGTCATTGTTGTCACTCAAACCGCTGGTGAATCACACTCATCAACATATAAATTCAATATGGTTCGAGAAGACAATGGCAGAGAGAATGATGATATTACCACCATCACAAAGGATATGAATGGTAAGGTGTGTAAGATTTTCCATCCTGGTTGGAACTATACCAAGAATGATGAGGATTATGAAGTTGATGATGAAGTTGATGATGAAGTTAACATTGAGAAGTATGGATCAACTTGCACCCGCAATCAAACTCCCCAGCTTATCAATTCAACTGGTGACGGAAATGATTTTGCCGGTTCCGTTCTTCGTGTTTATCCTCTTTCACCTGCCCTCATCAAGTATTTCTATTCATTGGATGATACACAGGCTACCGAATTTATTGAAGAGAATTATCCCAAGTCCCTTGACATCTACTACATGGGACTTGGCTATAAGGTTGGTGAGACCGATCGTATCAACATGTACATCGGCAACCAATACACCGGAGAAGCCAAGGACAACATCTATCTCAACTACATGATGTTTGTCAGCTCTATTAGCTCTCCTGATAAGGATCAAGATCGAGATGATGATTAGGAGGATATTGATTCGTTTTGTGTAATATCTGTTTGTTTATATTGTTATGCTACATATCTATTAAATTATTAAACCAATAATGCATTTGGATCATAAGTATTTCTGAACATACTAATATCATTTGGTGATGAAATATTATTGTATTTCTTCCTGAGATCCGATTTAAATACCTTCTTCATTCTCCATAAAGTATCATAATGTTTCTCTTTCAAATAATTATTCTCATTGTAATATCCATGATAAGAATTCTGAAAGAAAAGAATCTTATTTCTGTATACACAAGATCTCCAATCACCTATCATTTTATTGAAATATTTGTATTGATATGTCTTTTTAGTTATTTTATCTATTGCATCACCCAATACACCTGGACCAGTTATTTTAAGTGTATCATCCTTCATATCACATCTAATAATATTATAGACAGATACTTGAATACACTCCCTGATTATTTGAGTCATTTTATCACAAACTATTATGGCATTATAGGAAAAATTATAAGGAATATCCCTAACATATATTTCATTAATGTCGTCTATAAAATCGTTCATTGACTGGAATAGAATCTTTTTGCAATCTATGTATATCCCCCCATAAAGATACAAATAACAATACCTAAATAAATCCGATACAAATGCTCCTGGAATCAAATTATTAATTGCATCATTTACTATTTTGGAATAGTTCATTTTTACAAATGTCAATATATCATTATCATCAAAGAATATATATGGGAATTGAGGTGAATAATTTAATATTGTCAGAATAGAATTGTATCTATTTTTACTTATTGTATTGGTTGAGGATGTTTGCATGATTGTTCTATTATTTTGATTTGTTCGGTCATCCATTTTAAGACTATTACATGATATAACACAACTAAACTTATTCTTAATAATCTTCACACTAATTCCATATTGTCTTGTATTGTCGTCATTTAATATAAATTTCATAACATATTCTTTACCAATTAAATCATTATTGAATATTGTGACTGTAATCATCATTTTGTCATTATCCAAATATATGGGGACAATATGGAGATCTTCAATTGGATTAATCATTTTAACATTTCCAACTAATTTAAATGATCTGACAGGAATATTTTTATTTATTTCATATTTAACATTTTTTTCAATAAATCCCCTACATGATGAATCTAATTTGATGCCAAAATCTTTAAAGACTTTCTGTTCTAAATCAAATCTACTTCCATATATAAGTAGTTCTTCTCTTAATGGATTAGTTTTATCATTAATTGTTGTGGTTCTATTTTTGTCAATGGTTATGAATCTGTTCTCAATTAAATATAATTTATTATGATATGCATACAATGTAAATATGAGATCATCATGTTTAACCAAATCAGAATATTTATTTGTAATCGAATCATAAAATGGTTTGATATTTTTGGCTATTCTGTATGTAATACTAAAACTTAACCATCCATAAATAAATCCTTTGTAATCATCTGAATATATTGTTTCATATTGTCCGAATTTATATATTGACGATTGACTATTTGGCCATGTTTTAATCATTGTTCTTTCGTCAACAACAATCATATCAGGTAGATACATTTCATATCCTAAATAGTGAGACATAACAAGATCTTTAGAATATATCATATCATCATCAACAACAATAATTAAATCAGTATCTTTTAGGAATGGTTCTTTCAAATTATTGTTGTATTCAATTAGTCCAAGTAATTTGGTGGCAGGTCCATAATCATTAGGAGAAATAATTTCTAATAATGGATATTTCATTTTAAGATAATCAATTTGTTTTGTCTCATTATTGATGTCACGATTATTAGTAAATTTCCTGTTGTATGATTTACATAAACTGACAAATATCTTGTCTGGTTTCACTGACTGATTGGATAATCTTCCAATTAATTCATCAAACTCTTTAGAACAAAATCTGGTTGGAATTGTTGTCAATGATATATATACATGTATTCCATTAGATTTAATGTCATAATTAATATTGTCATAAATATCATGATTTGATATATATCTTATTTTTGTATCATTTCTATTATCTGTAACAATATTAGATATATTTAATTTATTTGGTATTTTTGATATATTTGATGAATTAGACAAATTATTGGACGGACTTTTAATAAAACTAGAGGCAATATTATTTAATGAAAAATTTCTAGAATCTGTTCTAACATTATGTTTTGTTTCAAAAATAGACATATCATTTCTGTTCTTCATTATGTTGGTAATATTTCCTAATTGATTATGAGTTTTGAATCCTCTTTTATTCATATTTAATCTAGTGAACATATCGCACTTAATACTCTCTTTATAATTCGAATTGTCAAAAAAATAATTGATCAGACAGGATTATTATTATTTATTAAATAATGATAATTACGGCAATATAAAATTGTTGCCAATGTTATTTGTTAAACTTTCCAAATAAATGTCTGAGATTTCCTTTGGTATTGATTTTGATTACATTCTCTATCTCACTAATATCATTCACAGATGCTCTATGATTGTCATTAATAATAATATGTGTGTAATTGTTATTATATGCATCTAACATTATTTCATTTATTACTTTCTTTCCAAGGCCTTCATCATAATAATTTGGATTGATATATATATCTGTCACTTCAACCATATTATTAGACCATTTATCTGATTTATTCAATTTGAATGTACAATATCCAACACATATTTTCTGTTCTTTATCTTCTTCAATACTCAATCTTAAATCATATTGAATAATTCCATTTTTGTCTGCTGAATGTTTGACAATTCGATAACACATTAATTATTTTTTATTCATTAATTAATTAAGTCATTTTAACACATTTAATATTTTGTTTATCAATATCATTCTTTTTTTGAATCAATTCAACTAAATGAATGATTGTATTACTTCCTTTCATTAAAGTGAAATATTTATTATTATTGAGTAAATTTTTAATATGTGATTGATCTTCTTCAGAAATATTTAATTGGAATGGTCTTAATAATTGTAATAATTTCTTTCTAAGTGTGTCAATACTTAATATATCTTCAAAATAGATCTCTATATTGTGCTCCTTTTCTGTTAAATCAATAAACTTAATATTCATCAATGGTGTGTCCATGATCATTTGGTCATTTTGTATAACATTATCTTTTTTAATTTTATGTTCGGATAATAATTTATGTGATACATCACTAATATCAATAATATTTAGTTTGTTTAATATGTAATATCTATAGATTCTATTAATGTATGAAATCAAATCATTATTATCATTGTTATTATTGTTATTATTAGGTATGATAGAATTAGTAATATGATAGAATAAATCAAACATATATGCAACATCATTAACACTATATTGAAGTTGATCATTTGTCAGATTTTTGATATTCCAATTTTTGTTATAATTTATTTTGGAGGAAATCTTATCAATTTGTGTAAATAATTTTTCGTCAATAATATGATGATCATACAATGCATTATAAATAGAACATTTATTCTGTATTATATTGGAAGATCCTGATCTAGATAAAAGTCTTTTAGATATTTCACATAGAAATCTTGTATCAACAAGATTATTAATAAATTTAATAAAAAGGTCAGAATTATTATTGAATAATTCTGTTAGAATTTGTGGACAATCAATACTGTCAGATCCATGAAATATCTTTATCATATTGGAACAAAATACATATTCAATTAATTTATTCAGATTGGATTTCCCTAATAAATATGGATCTAAAATATATACCATCTTGTCATCATTAAAATATTTATCAACATTGTCAATAAAGACTAACTGTATTAGACTGATATATTTAGTCTTGTCTTTCCAATTAGTATTGAATTCAAAATCAACACATACATAAACAGGAGATTTATCTGATTTCATTTTTTGATATAATGAACTAATAAGATCTGTAAACTCATTTTCTCTTTTAGAGTTATTAATAAGAATAATATTATTAGATAGTGACATTTATAAATAATCGAATAAATAAATTTGCATCAAATGATAAAATAATATATTAGGTATTATTAAAACGTATTATATTTATGACCAACTATTTGACAGATATAAATATCATTTGGTTAATTGGTATTGTATTACTCATACTTGTTTTAATTATTAGAACAGAATATGAACAAAAATATTATGATGGATTGATTAATGTAAATGAACAAGAGATAATTAGGGAAGGATTTACATCAAATACGAAACCATATTTATGGACATATTGGGAATTAATAAATGGAAATACAACACCACCAGATTATGTCAAATTGTGTTTTGCAATAATGAAGATTAAATCAAACGAAACATTTAATTTAGTGATATTAAATGAAAAAAACATATTTGATTATTTGCCAGATCTAAGGAAAGATATTAATACACTCCCTATTGCTCTCAAAACAGACTATATTAGAGTTGCATTATTATATAGATATGGAGGATTTTGGATAGATGCTGATACAATAATGATGAATAATTTAAGAGAATTAATAGATAAGATAAATGATGGATATGATTACATAGGATTTGGATGCACAGGCAAGATATGTAAAGATAATGACGGATATGGGAGACCTTCAAATGGAGTGATGGGATCGCCCAAAGGTGGGATATTAATAACGAGATGTTTGAGTAAATTAAATGAAAAACTAGACAATTATTTTAAGTTGGAACCAAAAGATAGGAAACAATTTAATTATTTTGATTTGGGAAAGAATATTATTTGGGAAGAATATGATGTATTAATGAAAGAAGATCCTAATTATAAATATTATCATGTAAGTTCATATGAGGATGGGACAAGAGACATTGATGGTAATTGGGTGGCAAAAGAAATAATATTTAATGATGTGATCAAATACAAAGATATTCATAAACTGAAAGTTGTAATGTTAGCAAATAGTATATATTGTGGAGATGATAAGAAATACAATTGGTTTTGTAAATTATCATCAAGGAAAATATTAGAAGGTGATTATTTTATATCAAAATTATTTAGAATGGCAATTTATGGAAAAAGAGTGTAAATATCTTCCTATATAACATTTTAATGAAAGTATAAATTATAAAAGATAATGTGCGGAAATAATAAGAACTGTAATTGCAACAAGACCCATGACTGTTATACTGAATGTCATTCACATGATCATTCATGCCACACTCATTCACATGAACATCATTGCCATAATGTTTATTTTGATGCAAGATCAGGATGCAAGAGCAATATTTCATGTATTTTGAGCTCTGACAAGATTGACACTTCAAAAGTCAAATATATTGTCAAATACAATCTTGACAAAAAGAGACAACATTGCCACAACCACCACAATCATCACAGCCATGATTGCTCATGTGGATGCCATTAATTAAATAAAGAAATATTATTTTTGTTAGATACATAAATAATATCTATTTTTTAGACAATATATAATATAAAGCCTGCATATGGGTAATCAACCAATTAAGCCAAATCAACCAGGAACAACACCTGCAACTGTTCAGACACAAGTACCACAACCAATATCACAACCAATATCACAACCAATATCACAACCAATATCACAGCCAGTTTCTGTAATGGAAAGTGGTAAAATATCTAAAGATCTTCCAATTCAACCTAGTCCTACTCCTGAAATAATGTCTAAACAACTTCAAATTCCAACACCAACAATGGAAAATCTTGCTTTTAAAGGAGGAGTCTTGAATATTATTCCTGGTCCTTCTGGCGAAACATTATCTAAACAATTTCCTACAATGGAAAATGTAACAACATCAGGACTAATATCCAAACCTACTGGACCCATTTCATCAGGACCTGTATCATCAGGGCCAATGACAGCAAACATGACAGCAAACATGACAGCAAGCAATGCAACAGCAGTAGCAGTATCATCAGGTAAATCCAAAGGATATGTTATCCTTAGCAAAATGACACCACAGACTACAATGAAATTGGAACTTGGAAATTATGATAGTTCAAGCGATATGGTTCGTAAATTAAATGAATTTGCAGGACCTGATACAATATTAATGGTCCCTAAAAATATATCTGTATTGGTGAAATATTCTCATTCAGGCAAATCAAGATTAGTCACAAATAATAGACCTGATGCTGTATTAGGTGTTGGTATGGATAAAGTTGAGTCTATTACAGTAAGTGAATATGATGATGGACAATTATTAGAGAAATTCAATATAGATAAAGATGGTATGAGTTTAGGATGGTTTGATGTAGTATTAGTATTAATGGTATTGTTATTATTGTATTACTATTTGACTTGTAAGAAAGATTAATTAAAGATTATTAACATTAATTTTGTGTTGGAAGACTTTCAATAAATCTGAATCATGAGTTGTGACTATAATTGTTTTGTTATTAATATTTCTGATAATATCAATAATTGTTTTTTTATTTTTGACATCTAATGATGAAGTAGGTTCATCTAATAAAATAATTGGACGGTCTTGGATTAATGTTCTAATTAAGGCTACCATATGTTTCTGTCCTCCAGATAATTTATTACCTTCTTTCCCAACTATTGTATCTAACTTATTAGGGAATGAATTAATGAAATCCATAACACCAAACTGTTCCAATTTTTGGATAACTAATGTTTTTGAATTAGGATTATTATTTGCATATTGTGTTCCGTATACAATATTATGATAGATAGATTTATTAAATAATTTTGGATGTTGAGAGACATATGAAATATTGGTAGAGATGAAATTAGGATCTTTAGATATGTCATTACCATCAATAAGGATCAACCCATGATATTTAACAACACCAGCAAGAACTTTCAAAATGGTTGATTTACCAGAACCAATTGGACCAACTAATACCACTTTATTTTGTTTATTTATTTCTAGATTTAAATTGTCAAATACAGTTTTGTTTTCATAATCAACATTGACATTAATCATCTTGATCTTATGAAGATATTTCTTTTTGAAGACATCATTATTACTATTGGTATTATTAATCTGAGTATTTTGAAGTTTATTTTGAAGGTCTATTTTGAACTGAGAGAAATAATGATCTATTTCATACATCTTGCCAGTATCATTGACCATATCCATCAATGAATAAACAAGATATGTATAATAATCCATAAAAATCATTGTCATCAAAACTGTAGAGATAAATATTTCACTGCCAATAGTTCCATTAGAATATAATTGATATGATAAATAATTAATAAATATGACAGTAAGTAAACTTAATATTTGGAGGAAATATGTAGTATTAATATTAGTTGTATCACTTTCACAATAGTCATTAAGAGTTTTATTACTGACAGATCTGAAAGTTTCTAATTCTGATTGTGTTGAATCATTTGTGACAACTGTTTCAATATTTGCCATAATATCATGTAATTCATCAAACAATTCATTTGCAGTATTTTCAGATTTCATAATTTGTGTGACAGTATTTAATTCCAAATCAACTGTAATATAAATCAATATGGCAATAACAATAAGAATAATAATACTATAGCGAATATCGGCTTTTGCAAAATTATAGATCACACCAATAATAACAATAATAGTCGGAATAATGTATGAGACAATAATTTTGAATATGTTTTTAGATTCAACTATTTTTTTGACATGCATCATAAGATCATTAACATTAAATGATTTTTTGGATGTCTTCACAGATTCGACTATTTTATTAGTTAGTCTATGTATTGTATCTATTTCTATTTGATTGATTTTGTTAGTATATGTGATACTAGAAATATAGAACATAACTAATGATATAATATAAGGCAGTAACAGAGTTAACACACTAGAAGTATTGGCAGTTTGGACAAACTCAGGAAGATTACTTGTTACTTTAGAGATAGATCGTGTAAATAAATTATCCTGAAGGTAATGGCCAATAACAAGTGGTATGAGTGATAATATAATTGTTTTGTTTTCTAAAATTGATTCAAACATTAGATCATTAAATTTAATACCAGCATTATCATTGTTTCCAGAATTAGTTAAGTTAAGTATTTCTTCTGATTTATTATCATTCATGATTTATTATATCAATAACCGATATAATAAATAATAATAAATAATTATCAAAAAAATAATTTTCTAATAAAGTAAAAATAATTTACATAATCTTCCAAAAATACCACATGATTTAGGTTTAACAATTATAACATCATTGAATATATCGAATGAAGCTACATCACATGGTGTATATTCATTTGGGGAATCATTTAATGTAACTAATCCAAGTTTTTCATATATTGTCGCAACAAGTTCACTACAGAAAAAGCTTTCTTCTTTTCTTTTATTTTTGATACAATCAATATCAATACCTGAACATCTACAATCAATAGCCGATCCCATCAATTCTAATAAATGTATTTCATATGATCTGAGCATATATTGTTTATATATTTTCATCAACTTACTTGGAGAAATAGTTATGTTCCTATTCACTTTATAAATATTGATATAGTCATAATATCCGGTATTGATAATGTCTGTCAATTTAGATCTGACTACGCCACTTGCATTGAAATTAGTATCTATACATTTAGATGAATTATCAGATATTGAATGTATGACTGTAATTTCATTTGTTTCAGGGTCAATATAGATTATACCACAATGTGAATATATTGACATTGTTGTAGCCCTAATTATATAACTATGTATACTGATTCCACTAAACATAATCAGATCACCTGTTCTAATGTCATTAATAACATCATAAAGATCATTAGTTTCAAGGTTAATTGTTTTGGCTTTAGAATAATCAATGTTTACGTTTCTACTTTTTTCACAACAACACTCCATTAAAATAGTTATATATATTAGTATTGAATGTGGTGAATGATCAATTATGGCAAATATGTCAAAAAATTGATTTTTTATCATTTGGACAACAAACCATATTAATAATAACAATAATAACAATAATAATTAATAATATCAACTTAAAAGAATCAACTTATCAATTTATAAGTAACACATATGGATCTTATGAATTCTATCCAAGAGTCTCAAATCAATACTGATAAAGAAAATAAATTGTCCAAAGGTGATGTTAAATATGGAATAACAGAACGCAAAAATATTTATAAATACAATAATTCTGTTCATAATATGATCGATAATTCACTTTTGGAATATTCAGATGAATTAGTTAAAAAGAGTGAGAATTACAAATTATACAAACAGAAGATTCAAAATCAAATAATTAATTTTGGATATATAATTGAAAAGAATGGTGTAAGATTTGTTGAATGGTTTGATGAGATTAATAATGGGATTGAGTCTGTATCATTGGTTGGTGATTTCAATAATTGGGATAGCCAAAGACACCAATTCAAATCAACTAATAATGGATATATGGAATTGTTCATTGAGAATATCAATAATAAATGTCCTATTGATCATCTATCCAAAATACAATATATCATTAAAGTCAAAAATAGTTCAGAACTATTACATACTGTCTCATCAACTGCCAAATATTTGACACATATGGAACCTGGTAAGGATTATAACTTTATGAATTGTCATGAATTGTTCTACAATCCTGAAGTAGCTAGTGAATACAAATGGGAACATAAATACACAAGAAGTAAACCGAAAAGTCTAAAAATATATGAACTACATTTGGGAATGTTACATAATCCAAAAACAAATAAATATTATTCAGCATATGGAGATTTGATCAATTTATTGCCATGGATCAAACATATGGGATATAATTGTATTCAAGTTATGGGATTATTGGAACATTCATGTTATGAAAGTTATGGATATTTGACTACAAACTACTTTGCCCCATCATCAAGATATGGGACAATCAATCAATTGAAAGAATTAATTGATTTGTGTCATAAATATGATATTAGATTTATTGTAGACATTGCTCAAACACATACTGCAAAAGATACATATCCGGGATTGGCTTTTATGAATGGAACATCACACTATTTCCAAAAAAATAACATTACAAAATGGGGTTCATGTTTTTTCGATTATGATAATCATAATGTCCAAAAATATTTGTTGTCAATGTTGAAATGGTGGATTAATGAATATCATATTGACGGTTTCAGATTTGACGCCGTTAATGAAGTCCTTTATAAAAAAGGATATGTTGAGAAATATTCAGATTATTTCTATTCAGTTAATGAATCGGCAAATTATTATTTCATGATGGCAAATGAAATGATACATCAAATAGATAAGAATTTAATAACAATTGCTGAGGATTATTTTGGAATGCCATTATTATGTGCAGATCAAAAACAAGGAGGATTAGGATTTGATTACAGACAACAGACGGGAATTGCAGAATATTATCAAGAAATATTTGAGAAACATCAGATCGGTAATATTCCTAAATTTGATTTAAATCAAATTGTGAATAGTTTGACAAATAGACGTCCAGAAGAAAAGACAATTATATATATGGAATCACATGATCAACAAATTGTAGGTCACAAAACATTTATCCAGAATCTGTTAGGTGATCTGATATATAACCATATGAAACGTTCAGATGAACTAAATCAAAATGTAAAATATATTGAAACAATTATTAATATGTTAATCAATTTGAGATTATTAGTTTTCACTTTCCAAAAAGGTGGAACAATGACATTTTGTGGTAATGAATATATTCATCCCAATTGGCTGGAGTTCCCAACAAAACAGAATAATATGAAGATTGATCATTCAGGAAGAAGATGGGATTTAATATTTAACAATGAAAAACTAGGAGATGAATATAGTGATATTGATATGAATATTAGAAATGAACTATACTATTCATCAACAGCATTATTTGAACGTGATTTCAATAACATTGAGGAATCATACCATGATGAATTGGCATATAGCGTATACAATAATACAGAGAATGGACTTATTGAAATACAGAAGGGAGAACATTTAATATTTATTAATATGAATAATGAGCCGATCATTAATTTCAAGACACATATCAACATAGATCATACATTTAATATTGATTCATTGAATGCAGGTATTGAATATGTGATTGATACATCACAATATGTAAATAAATATTCAAAGTCAAATATGATATCGATTATTAATTCAGATATTGTAATTGACAGAATTGATGGAATGACAAGTATTATTGTGAAAATTATTGACAAAAAGGATTCACAATTTGATCTGACTAAATCGATTGGTCAATTAGATTTAACATCTGTAATGTTGCCTCAAGATTTGGACAATTCACTTTCTAATTCTTCATCTGAAAGAAAGAGTCATTTTATAGCACTCAAAACAGATAACACAGTTCCAGAAATAATCACTGACACAAATAATGAAAATAATGGTAATATTGATGACATTGTCAATAACATAAATAAGTTATTATTGTCTGAAATAAAATCTGAAAATACTGTCACATTTAATAATATTATTGTTTCTAAAACTGAATCTAATTCTAAAATAGAAACTAAATTGGAGACTAAATCTGAAACTAAATCTAATTCTAAATTAGAGACTAATGACAAGGAGACAGAAGATAAATCAAATAGTGATATGACAGAAGAAGATGAGAAAATGATTCAAAAGAGTAAGATGATTTGTTATTATACATATGATCATTATGTTGAGAATGAATTATTGTATTTAGTGGCAGGAATATTATCATTATTGAGGGAATTAAATGATTGTGCCACAATTGTAATTTGGACAACTACATATGACAAGGTAATTAAGGAACTGAAGAAATATAATTTGAATAATCATGTATTAGTCAAACGGTATGTTCCAGAAATGTATGGTCAAAGAGTCAGGAACATTGTGTCACCAGGACAGAAATATTTCAATTGTATTGGACATTCTAGAATATATCTAACACCATATTTATTACAAAAATACAATAAACCAGTTGTCTATCTAGACAATGATACAGGTATCGTATTTGGCAAAGGACAGGAATTTATTGACATAATTGAAAAATGCGACAATCCAATTGGATTTAGAATGGAAAAATGGACTACATTATATCATCTTTATGATGAAATGAAGATGTTGAAGATGATAGATGAATGGAAACCGTGTAATAAATTGATGACAAAGATTAAATCATGTGAAACAATTAAGAGAGTTAATAGAACGGAAATTACCAGACTTATTGACAAAGATATGATGCCAATTAATAACGGTATATTAATTTTTGGTAATACCAAATTATCATATGAATTCTCGGTATATTGTAAAGAAGTATTTGAAGATTTGACAGATTCAGTCCCTTGTAAATTCAATGATATGTCAGCATTTACTATTGTATGGTATTTAATGAAGGGTAAATGTCTATTGTATAATGAGTTTTTCAGAGATAGACAAGATTGTTATCAATATAATGGAGAACTAATTTATGACCAACCAAATTATACATGTTATCATTATTATTTGGAAAAATATCAAGACAATAGAGAAATCTTAATTATGTGTAGAAACATGATTGAGAGATATCAAAATGGAAAATTAAATAAACCTAACCAAATCAAACTAATGAGTGAAATGGTTGGATCTATTTTTTAATTAAATATTTTATTTATTAGACTTATTCAATAAATAAAATAATTATTCTAAAGATGATAATGCTCTAATCAATTCTACATAATTCCATGTGAGTCTATCAGCAGAGATATATTTAAGATTATTTTTGTCAATTTGTTCTGCGAATGAGAGATCAGAATCACGATTTAATTTTTCAATTTTCATGAGAACCATAAATAGTTCTTTACCTTGATATTTGATTTCCTTTATGGATCTACCAAATACATTAAAGAATTCTTTATTAAGTTTAGTTTTGTCTAGTTTAGTAAGGTCAATTGTTAGAAGGAAATGACTAAGAGCTGATGTTGATAATACCCAAGGATTACCTCCATAATAATGGTCGTTTTTGTATCTCCCAATTAGATCTATCTTATAAGTTTTATTGACAGGATATTCTTCTCTAAAACCTTCTACCATTATTGCCAGTGTGTTTGCTAATTCTGCATCATATGGTTTTCCAGAATGTAAATATGCCAATAGGATAGATGAATCAATATCTCTTTTGTCATTAGCATGACCAATATTAATTGATGATATGATAGTATTATTGACATAAAATTTATCTTTAATGTATGAATTAATTTTTTTGGCATTGTCCTTGTAATGATCACCTGCCTTTTCATCATCCATTTGATATGCAAACTCTGCACCCATCTCTAATGCTCTAGCTTGGACTGTAAGTGTATAAAAATGATGACCATATATTTCCTCCCAAAGATCGAAACACTTATCATCCCAACATTGTGATATATATTCTAAATCCCTCTTAATTAAACTATTTGTATTTGGCCATTTAGAATCATAAAGATATTTCTTGACATAATAAATATGTCCTGTATTATTATGATCATGATTCTCATGTTTATGATGAGTGTGATGGATATGATTACTATGTAGACATTTATGTTTAAGAATGTATTTAGCAAATTTGATCATAGCCATAGCTCTTAAAGCAGGTCCATCATTTTGTGGTCTACCCCAAGGTCTGTCATAAACAGTTAAATCAGTATTAAATTTTGGTTCACCAATTGTGACTGGAAATTGAGTGTCATGATTTTTAATATATGTTCCTGATAGTTCTTGAAATGTCAAATGATTCGACACATAACTACCTATAATATGTTTAATATCAGAATACTTTACAGATTTTTCATTTAAAAGGTCCATTAACATATTCATAACAATCCCTGAATCTCTGACCCATTCAAACCAATAATCAGGATCATGCTTAGATGGTGATGCAATTATTGTATGATATTTAGATCCTGTTTTTGCCGTCATGTTACAGTTCTCTAGTATTCTGTCAATCATGTATCTTTTATAATAAAAATATTTATCGTCTCTATCATTATTGTTCATTATTGTGATATATAATAGTTTATGATTATAAAAAATGTCTGACTGATACATTTTATTTATATATGTTCATTTATCGTTAATTCCTCAAAAATTACACCCAGTCTATAAATAAATATTTTTATTCTTTTTACTTTTTCTCATTATCAAAAACATCCGATGATTCTTTTTGCTCTTTATTCTCTATTTCTTGACAATCCTCGCTTTCAGAGTGAGTGTCATAATCTGGTCTATATTCTTTTACCAATTCTCTAATTTTTTCCAAACTTGGTCTCCATATGTACTCCATAAATTCATGATATTGATAATCAGCCTCTTCACAATTCCAAAATTTTCTCTTGTTGTATTTATAATCTCTGTATTTGTATTTCATTTGTTTCTTTGAATATACTCTCACATTTACCAGAAAATATTGGAATTGATGATTAGATATTTTTTGTTTTTAATTATTTCGTATGTTATTGTGTTCATCATCTGTATCAGGTCTCCAAAATCTTCTAAATCTGTGTCATTGTCTTTATACATATCATCTGCAATATCTCTCATCTTGTCACATATCTTATCAAATTCTTTAATATCATCATCATCACTAAATGCCATAAAATCAATATATGACATTTTAAATTGTTTGACTTGATCACAAAATAAATAACTCAATAAATTATCTGATTCATTCAATTTATTGTTTTCTTTGGAATTATTTGTAGTCATATATAGATTAATAATAGATTAATATTAGATTGATAATAGATTGATAATATTTCAATTTTTATTTAATTAATGAAAATATTATACAAATTATTTAGTTCTGGATATTTATCTGGACCAAAATCAAATTCCACATTATCCATATATGATTTGTAATAGTATCCTCTATTATTACATTTATCACACCAACTATACATATCTTTATAAATCATCTCATCATCATTCTGATTCTGATCATTATTAATTTTGAGATTCTCACCATAAATACAATCGCAATATGTATATCCATCATCATGTTCATATAATTTATTTAGAATCATTTTGTTGATCTTTTCATCTGTTGTATCTGACAAATATTTTGATCCACAAATAACAATACCATTAAATGATGCCACATTAATATCAAATCTAAATCTGAACTTACATGTAATATTGTTCGTAAATGTGGCAATTCCGTCACAATGTAGAACAACATCGTATCTTCTCCAACCATCCTTACATGAAGATTCCTCATGCCAATCAATATTTTTTCTATAGTCAAAATAACTCACATTCTGACTATAAACTGGTTTGAATGATTTGTGTCTATTACGTTCATTTGTATCTATACTACATAATTTTAATTCATTCTCTTTTTTATCAATATTAGTTGTGTTTGTCACATATTGATATAATTGATTCTTGATATCTTCGGTCTTTTTCTTCATTTCTGTCGCATCTGATATATTTAGTTTGTCAATTTGTTTAATTATTTCCAATATCTCATTATTAGAATTATTGGAATTGTTAGAATTATCAGACATTTCGATGTTGTTTTTATCCATATTTATATTTATTATAATGATTAATCCACTTAGTTGAAATGATTAGTTTTTCAATTTTCTTAATTGAAAAAAATTGAAATTCCAGATTCATTGGAATACCATTAATTATCTGATATTAATCAATAATCTTTTTGCAATCATTTGCAGAAAACACAAAACAATAATGGCATCTTCTAATACTAACAAAACCACTACTACCAAAGGTGGTAACGTCTTTTGGTTTTTTAGGATTAACGGTCTCAGAGTCTTTGGCAGAAATCCTTCTTATGACGAATCAGGAAATGAATGTGGTGACGAAGATAGTTCTGTCAAAAAACTTACCATGCGTTCCATCGTCAAGGTAGGGCCCAAAGATACCATAGCTAAAATCATTGCCTATGTTGGAAAACTGTTTTTCCGCAAAATCATTGGCAAATACGCTAAGTATGGCAAAGTCATCATTGAAGTGGAAGATGAAACTACTGATTGTGATTGTGAAGAGAAATGTGATTGTGCAGATAATGGCACTGTCAAAACAGTCACTAAATGGATCATCCTCTCAAAAGCCTCACAATTGACACCCATGATTGAAGATACAACAATTGACAGCCTCACTCAAGATGGATATGTTCTTGATGTGGATGAAGAAGTTGAAAATCAATCTGATGACAATGATGACTGATATGATTAGAGTTTGACATCATCATGTGATTGTCTTTTTTGTAATATTTTATATTTGTTTATTTTGGTATAAAGAGTTGACAATAATTCTTAAATAAGAATAAATATGACAAATAATAATTCTACAGGGAGTATTGCAATTACTTTGTGTGATAGAGCTGAAAATCATGCAGGAATGCAAATAATCGGCACATTAGCCGAAAGAGGATACACATTAGAAGAACTGACTGATTGCAAAGCAAGATTTGAAACTGAGAAAATTAAATGTGAACTAATTAACTTGAATGATTATGCACCAGAAGAATGCAAAACAGAACTTGCACATGTATTAGTTATTAGAAATGGTATTAATCACTTATTGAAGGACATCAAGAAAACTGCAAATGATATGTTTAAAGAATTAACGTCTTTAGAATGGGACACTAAAGCATTAATGTATGGAAGGGTTGTTAATAAAGGTGCCAGATATAATATATGTTTAGCAGATAAGCCTCAAAAAGCTGATTATGCTAAAGGAAAAGGAACTATTGTCGAATTCAAAAAAGTAGATTGCACAAATCACATTAGAGAAAAGATTAGCGAATATTTGAATAATGCAGATAATTTAGTTGGTGAAGGTAATTATTACTATGATAAAGTATGTGGTATTGGTTGGCACGGTGATGCAGAAAGAAGGAAAGTCATAGGACTGAAAATAGGTGATGTCCCTGAATTATTGTATCATTGGTATTTAAATGGAAAGCCTATTGGGAAAACTTGTAAGATTAAATTGAATCATGGGGACATTTATGTTATGTCTGACAAGGCTGTTGGATTTGATTGGAAGAAAAGAAGTTTTCCAACATTAAGACATTCAACAGGTGGAAAGAAATATACTACGATTGGCAAATGAATTGAAAAAGTTGATTTCTAAACATATTTATATATTGATCAATAATGTTCAATATATCAAATTAAAACACCAAAACAAATATGTCAAACATCAAGGTTATTGAAACAGGATCAATGAGACGTCTTAAACTGATCCCTTTTGCTTCTGAATTTAACGAAATAAAATTCACCCCCTATGAGACTAAAACTAATACAGAGATCAAAAAGGTCGATATTGCCACTGAATTTAAGAAGTATCTTGAAACATCAGATATTAGTGAATTGATTAGATATTATAAAATTTCAGATGCAGAATATGAATATATTGATATGGAAAAATTCAGATCATTGATTATGGACAAGATCACAAGTCAATGGTATGATATTAATGCCAAACATATCAAGGATATGACATATACTATGATCCTTAATATTGTGAATAGAGAATCTTACAAACACACCAAAGATATTGTCAAGAATAATGCATTAATGAAGAGACTAGAAGATACATTGGCTATGTTTGTAATTGTATATTGTGATGGCAATAAGAAAGTTAATGAGAAACAATTCAAAGAACTATTTTCTAAACTGAAACATGAAGTTATTTCAATTAACATATTCAGACAATTGATATCATTACATCAATGTAAATTATTGAGACAATCTGACCATTGTTTTTCAGAAAAACTATTGGAAACTATTTGCAATATGAATGAAAATGCCAAAACAAAAAAGTGGAATAAGAGGTATTAATAAAACAAAAAATTGATTTTTTTATTTAGTTGATGTGCTATAAATAAGTTTAATCATTAATCTGTTTATTATTATTATAAACACTAACCACAATCAACAATGTATTCGTTTGTCTTAAATAAACTTTCTGATATACAGAATGACATACAGAATGAGAAACCGAAAATAGTTTCTGTATCACCTTCATCAGCCTCCATTATTTTGCCATCGATTAATACAAAATCATCCAATAATGATGGATACATTTCGCCTTCACATTCACCAAGTGCACCAAAATTAAACACACGATCAATAAGTAGGACGGGACAGAATGTTGGAATCAAAAGATTACTAAGTTCTGAGACAAGGAGAATTAACACTGTGATCAAATTTGACAAATTAACATTACATATTGAATATCATCAAAATCAGCCAAAGGAAAAACATGTGACATCTAATCAAAATCTCCGACAACCCTCACATTCTCTGTCTCTATCAGTGGCAGATAGTGTCATTAATGACATATATTTAATGGCTGAAACAGAGGATGACTATTTTTATAACAAATTTTCAACCACAAACTATGATTACAATGTATTGATGAATTCTCTGAATAAGTGCCACAGTATGGATGTCAAATTATCTTATTTTCCTAATAGAGTAGTCATTGAACCTGTCCATCCAATTATAAGTATTGGATCTGTTTATGAATTGTATAAATACGATCAGACAGACGATATTGATTATACTGAAATAACAGAGGATTTCATACAAATAATCAGATCTAAAGAACTCAAAAAATTAATGAAACCTTCAGAACAAAAGAATTTATCTCCAAAAAGACTCCGGAAATATGATGTAATTAATGACAATATTTTAGTCACACAAATTAATACAAACATTCCATCACCAACACAACCTAATAATACCAATTCAAATCTATCATCACCTGTTTCTAATTCTAATAATATAAATACAAATCAAAATAATGGGTTTTCCATAAATCAGAATGCCAGAAGGAGAAGTTATTATGCTGATAAATATGAGAATAATCTTTTCACAAATTCGACATAACACAGACAAAAATTGAATATAATGATTATTGGTAATTTATTTATTTATACAAAACAAACAAATAAATCAATATGTTGTCAAGTGATCCAAATAGATATGATTGGTACAATGTCTTAATTGGTTACATACCATTTGATATTAGTATTAGTGTAATATCTATTTTTGTTGGAACATGGTTAAATGTAATAATGTGTTTAGGAATTGTTATGAGTATTTTTGGATTGAAATATTACAGAAAGAAATATTCATTAACATATTGTATACTCAAGGTTATTAGAATAGTTGTTTACATTTATTTGATGACAATTTCTAATCAAAATCTTTGGAATATGAAAATTAGACTATTTGATTTAGATGATGGAATCAAAATAACAGGTATTATTTTGATTTTGATGGATATAATTGGTATTGGTGTTATTTATAAATATGTATTTGATCCAGAAATATCTTAATAAGTTTTATTTAGTATTAAATCAATATCTTTGAATAATTTGTCATGAGAAGTGTAATCACCTTCTAATATGAGAACATTCTTCATTGATCCATTATAATATCTTTCAAATCCTGTATGATTTGATTTGCCAATATATGAGTTGTTGTATAATGTGAATAAATCATTTACTTTTGTCTCAAATACCTTTGTTTTATCTACATAAATCCATAATTTGGAATCTGAATAGATAACACATACTGAATGCCATAAACCATCATTGATATCTTTAGTATCATATTTGTAAAAATCATTACCATAACACATTATTTTGATATATTTTTCAATCAGAATATTAAGACAATTATTCTGTTTGGCTGATCCAGTTGAAAGAAGACAGTGAATATATGGTGAATCTGTCTTTATTTCCATATGTATTATTCTTGGAATATTGCCCTGAACAATGTCATCAATTTTTTGGAAATCTTTATTTTTTGATTCATATTGTTTTTCATTTTTGTTTAGATATACGATAGTTGGTCTATTAATATAGTTTTCGGCTTCTTTAGTTTCCAATATTTCAGTGATAGTTTTATCATATTTGTATTTTTCCCTCATTTTTTTTCTTAAAGGAAGGTCAAATCTTCTGTGAACTGGTTTAACCATAAAGAATTCTCTAGTAGGATTTTCAACAACATCAATATATTCTGGTTGTCTAACACAAAGTGACAATCCATGAACTTTATCCATTTGAGTGCTAAAGTAAGTGTCAAATATATATTCTTCGGTGCAACCTAATTTATTATCTTCAAGAATTTCTTCATCAGAGGAATAGACGGTATACCATTTATCAAGGAAATCTTTGGCTATTTCTGTAGACATATACAACCCTTCATGAATACCAATAGTGAATTTGGCAGAATTGAAATTTTTATAGAGATAGTTGATGAACTTATTTTTGAGATAAGGATTTTCATCATCAATAGGAACAGATATTTTAGGTAAATGGCCAAATTGATATGGACCAATATAATGTTGTTTATGATTAATTAATGGAGGATTGTAACATGTTTGTAAACAATTGCTGGCCACAAAAATAAAATATTTAGCATTCTCAAATGATTTATGGGCATAATTAAGGGTATCAACTAAGAATGCTGATAAACTACCCCATTTAGTTGTGAATCTTTTAGGATTAATTTTCACATTAAATGATTCTGGAAATAATTTCCCATCAAGTATCATTCTGTAATATTTGTAATCATCTTTATCATGAAATAAGAATCCTTTAGATATATGGAGACAAAATCCAGTTTTTACATTTGGATTCATTGCCTTCAAATTGCAAACTAAATCAACAATTGTTTTTGGATGTTCATGACAAGTAATGATGAATATATGTTCTGCCATTATAATTAATCAAATTATATATATTATAAATAAATGTGGGTGTAAGTAATTTGATGTATAATATTATGATTATTATGTCAACGATATTGAGTATTGTATTGTATATACCAATGGCAGGAATTGGAAGTATTTTTGGTGATATATTTAATGACATCATAGAAATATTACTCTCAATAAATTTGCTTGGTAGAACAACATTCTCAATGTCAAAAATCTTATCAAATATAGTTTTTGCGAATTATTTTCTTGTCAGAATACTAAAAACATTTATTATTTTTGGTTGGTTATTGATAATACTCAATATTGTATCAATCATATTTTCAATTGTTATGTTTTTTGATATTGATCCATTAAATAATTCTGACCATACATATTTATTTAAGAAAGTTGTCCAAACATTCAGCATTATATTATTTTTTATATTTCAATTATTGTTTTCGAAACTATTAAATACAAATATTCAAAATGGTATATGCAAAAGAATATACCAAATATCAATCTCATTTCTTTTAGCAATCCATGAAATTCCATTTATTATTGCAAAGTCAAATATATTGACAGATTCAATATCAACAATACTTCATAGAACACTATTACTTCTATTGGCTTTCAATTTACATGAAATATTTTCATCAAACACCAGAGACATAAATAATAAACAAAAATATAATCCACATAAAGATGCTTCCAAAAACATATCTAAAAATTAACCAAATCATAATCAAACATCATCACTCACAAATATTGAATTACCAGGTTTCACATTCAACACAAATGACACTAATAATGAAAATAGTCCAATTGATAATTTCACCACTATCAATAATAACCATATTATCAATATAGATACAAGAGAGAAGATTTCTAAAGATACACAATAATTATAATAAACCATATTTACTAAATTTCTTACCTATTCCGGGTTGTGGAAATAGTCCAACTACTGTTAATGATCCTGGAGCAATTTGTGTTCTTCCAGCATCTAATATATATCTATTTTTCGGTTCATTTTCTATAAGTTCCATTAATTCTTTTTCAGTAGCTTTCAAAATAATTTTTGTATAACAATCCTTATTTTTCCATTGTTGATAATTGTCATAATCTTTTTTAGCTTGACTTTTCTTATTATCTCCATGTTTGTAATATGCACTAATAATATCTTCTGTAATCACACCAACAACATGACCAACCTGACCAGCTATTTTACCTTTCCCCATTTTTAGATCATTATTCACAAAAACATACATAGCACATCTTTCATCTTTGTCTTTTGTCTCTTTAGATTCTTGATCTGACATTCTAATAGTATGTATATTATTTTATTGTTTAATCTGTAAATAATAAATAAAAATTTCATTTTTTAATTAAAACATCTTCTTTTGTGTTTTGGATCCAGTTTTAGATCCAGTTTTGGATCCTGATTTAGAACCAGTTTTAGATCCTGACTTATCTTGAGGTTCTGCCTGAATTTGATTCTGATTTGTAGTATCATTATTAGGAGTTACTTTTTTAGATCTTGGTTGTCTTTTAGGTTTGGTTTCTTTCTGTTCTTCATTCTTTTCTGATTTAGGTTTAGTTTGTCTGACTTTCTTTTCAGTCTTCTTTTCCGATTTGTCTTCAG